TGCAATAGCTGGCTAATATCTTGGCCGGCTTTTGCCGCATTAAACAAATCTAGAACGCTGCCTTTGTAGCCAACTGCTCTAGCTGTCTCTAGAATTTCTCTGCGCTTCTCGTTGGTTAGCATTGGCTTCTCTTTGTATTTCTGCGTTTTGGTCGTCTGCGCCCATCTTACGTGCAATCTCTTGCTCTTTGATGTCAAGCTCTCTTTGCTTAACTTCAAAATCTTGCATTAGCTTTTGCAAGTTAAAGTTTTCAGATGCAGGGTCTTGTCTAGCTTCAGCATTAATCAATGCTATTTCTATATCTGTCTGACGATCTTTTTCTTTCTCTAAACTCTCTTGCTCAATCTTAGCTTGCTCCATTTGCATAGCTTGTTGCTGTGCTTGTTGCTCAGCTTGAGCTTGAGCTTGTTCTAATTGCTCTTGTGCGCGTTCAGCAGCTTTTAGCTTCTCTTTAATTTGTGGGAAGCTTTCTGCATCTAAGATTTCAGCCACAGTAGATGTCTTAGCACCATTCTGCATCATAGCTTGAGTCAAACCTTTGATTTGATCTAGCTTGAGTTGATCTTTACCAGAGTCAGATACAAATATGCCGTACTCAGATTCTAAGTGGTCAAACGAATCAATGTCTAAAAAGTCTGTAGTGCCGTCCGGCATAACAAACTGTCCTTTCTTGCCGGTCAACCAAGCTTCTTTAGAATAGTCAAGCAGTGCCTGCATATCTCTTTGCTCTAGTCTAGAAAATTTGCGGAACATGTCTTCTGTAATGTGTGAAGACTGTAAAATAGCTTGTTGGCTAGAAGCTTTACCTTCATATGCCCCAATTTCACCTTGTCGCTGCCTAGATACACCAGATAGCTTTTCCCATTCTTGTAGAATAGAATCAAGCAACATAATGTACTGCTGAATAGTCTTGATTGACATATCCAATACAGACTGATGCTGTGGAGAAAGCTGTATACCTTCCTTGTTGTAATCAACCCACGCAATACCTGTACCTTCTACATAGTACATAAACTTATCCATGTCCCATTTCTTAGGAATCATGTTTATGTCAAACTGTGCAATAATATCTTTACTCCTCGCAATAGACAACTCTAGTCGATACTTGTAAATGTTGTAATTCAACTGGTATGCAATACCCATAGAAACCAAAGACACATTCTTTGAGTTTATGTCGGAGTATTTTCTACCGTTAATAGGTAATTTACATTTTGATGGATTGTCAAGCGATATACGCTGATTTGCGAGTGGGTTAATGTTTACGTAGAACCTCCCGTCAATTCGGGTCCCTTCCCATACCTCATTTACCCACATGTACTTTAACTTAGCTCCTGCTTCTTTCATTTCTGCAGGCATTCTAAATCCGTCTTCTACTTCTATCTCTTCCATAGCCCCAGTTTCTGGGTCCATGTACTCTAAGAAGCCAATACGTTTACGAGATTTCCAATATACAATAACTACCTCAACCAGTCGGTTTCTGTGAGAGTTACCTTCTTCGTTTTGGGCTCTATAAATCAAGTGGCCATCAATATCGTGGTGATGAGGCTCTTCTAATTCTAGAACTTGCTCAGGAGTTAAAGTCTCGTAGTAATGATCAATAACTGTAGAGGCATGTACATATTTACGTACAAGCGCCCAGTCGCCATCTTCTACAAATTCTAAGTCTGGATCTTTATCGTAGTCTACGTCTATTGGGTTGAGTATTTCGTAGAAAGGTTCTGAACTTCTTACGCCCCTGTGAGTGTAAACCTCACCGGCCACTAAGAAATGGAACCAAGCTTTCTGCAATTTATCGTAAACCTCTTGGTCTTGCATAATGTACGTCATTGCGTACTGACCTTTTATTGCGCGATTATCTACATAGTTGTTTTCAAACTGCTCAGCAACCTGCTCCGGCATTGGTATCTCTTCCGGGAGCTGGTTCGGGTCAACCATCTCAGGGTTCTGCTCAGACATTACTTTTAAGAACTGCATCTGCAAATTCTTGTAGATAAGCTGTTGCTTTGCGTTTTCCTTTTCAGATATTGCATTTGCATTCTGTACTGTAACAGTATAATTGAGAGGTCTTTTAGACTTTTCGCCTAGTAGGAGATCCACAATGGGTTTAATAATAGGATAGTTACGCATTTTAGAGGGGAAGTTCTTACGAGTTTTTCCGTAAGGTTTTAAAACGTAACGATAGTCATCCTCATCAATTATACCGTTATAGTAATCGTACAGTATGCTCAAATCACTCTTGTGATCGTGCAATCCGTTATGAGATAAGTTAATATAGGCCTCAACGCATTTTTCGCGCCATTCCTTTGTTTTCTTCGATAAAGGCAGCCTTTGCTGCGGTATTTTTTCTCCCCCTAGATACATAAATAACAAAGTTACTAGCTCTACAGCTCTACAGCATGCATTGCTATTATTTTGTAAGTGCCCTTATTGGTATAGCACTTTTTAATGGTAGTTATTATCAAACCAAGCGTCTACTGCTCGGTCTTCTAATATCTCCTTTACTTCTGCATTGTATAACTCGCGCGTATGGTACATCCCAATCATAAGTGCCATTACCCGGTCAAAGTTACCCTTATAGTTAAATTTAATCAGCTCCTGCAGTAAAGCTAGATCGTATATTTTGTGTAAGTTAAGTGTTACAGTCCCGTCTTCGCTCTTGCTCCTAACAGAATTTAGCCAGTCTCGTATGTAAATCTCACCTTGTCTTTTCCTAGCTTCTGTAGTGTGCATACCGTATTGGCGTTTTACAGTTCTAGATCTTAGCTCCTTTTTATCAAGCATTTCAAACTCTTCTTGTAACCTGTGGAGCTTCCTGTGCTGCTTCGCGTACTGTATTACGGCACCCCGGTCATTCTCAAACCCAATCTTAGCGTTGTAATAATCAGACAGCATAAACAAGTTGCGGTTATACTCGTCTTGGGTTTGCGGTCTCCCAACATAGCTAGCTACAATCATATCATCTGGTTGTGATATATTGTTTGTCCTTTTTATGACATAGGCAGCCCCTAAAGATGTAGCATCTGCACTTTGATTCTGCCCATAGGGATCATGACAGAGCACATACAAATTGTGAGGCACTTGCCCCTCTTGATTCTTGTACGGGCCTTCGTAAACTACAACTGCACCAGAGAGATTGTCTTCTTTCCTGTGTGGAAACCTAGATATAGGTCGTAAATCCCCGTCCATTTTAAATTCTATGGTGTTGCCTTTTGCATAATAAAGTCTGCCGGCAGTTCCTATACTTTGTAGGTTGTTTACCTTAACTCTGTTGTACTGCTCCTGCAAAGATGCAATGTCAAAGAGGTTAGAAGACACCTGCAATGTAGCTTCCCTAGGATTATTAGGATGCTCAGCTATGTATTGGTCAAATGCCTTAGGATCGTTAGTTCCTTTTTTCTTATTTCTGTTTTCTGCTTCAAAAGCTAAGGCAGCTTTCTCGTCAGAGTTGCCATCGGCATCAATAAACCCATCCAAGTTTTTGTAGATAGGCACAAAGTATCCACATTGCGTACCTACAGCCCCGTCATCCCATATATTGTCAAAATCCATGCAATCGTAAGATGCAGGATTGTAAAACAGCTCTTCCATACCCTCAAAGTCAGCACCTTCTGTACCACCGGTACCAAACGCTACCATTGTACCAAGAGTTTTACTACCCTGACGCATTGTAGGCATAGCAACCTCCCAAGCTTTTAACAATCCTGGAAAAGCACCAGCCTCTTCAAAGAAAATAAGCTCACCTGCCTTACCCCTTACTTTATCAGGTGCATCTTTCAACGATACGCCCATAATCATAGACTTCATGCCCAATTCTACATCTGAACCGTTAACGTTCTTTTTGTAGCCAGACATTTTGTTCATTTCTCGATCCTTTAGCCTTGGCTGAGTCCAAGCTGTGTTATCATCAACAAAAGATAAGATTTCCCAAGCCTTTGACAGAAGCCCATCCCCAATCAAGTATTCTTTTTGGCCGGCAAATACGTAATTCTTGCTATTGCGTATGTGGAAGTAGTTCCTAGCAAGCATAGCAGCAGCCTTGTAAGAATACCCTTTACGTCTTGCTTTTAGCACAGTCATGTGCTTGTTTGTTTTCCGGCAAGTATCTATAGCTGTAAAGTATTCGTGGTCACCGTCGTAAAATGCAGGGAATGTACGCTCGCGTTTTGCTATTATGGTCCCGTCAGGCAGTTCCTCATCAATAGATCGGTCAATTGGGCAATAGTTTAGGTAGAAATAGTGATTGCCTGTGATAATAATTTCTGTATCGGTGCCTTCCCCAACAGTATAACCGTACAAGCATCTATGCTGCTCCTGATCCCAGAATTCATAGAAGTCTTTTGTTCCTGGAAGAGCGTTAGTGTAATATCCATGCTCTATAAAGTGCAAGGCTGCCGGTCGTAGTCTATTGGTATCCTTAAACATTAATGGCTATACTTATTTGTTTCCACACCCCCACGATTAGAAGACTGTACTTGCTTTTCTTTCTTCACAAGATCTTCAAGCTTGCTAATACCATTGATAACATCACCCATCTTAGATAGATTTGCAACTAAGTCTTTAGCTGCAAATATTGGGCGGCCATTGTCATCTGATAAAGTAAGGTCAATGTCTTTGAAGTAGTTCTCAAGCTTGACAACAGATTCTTTAGCTGCAATAAGCAGTCTCACTGCGGAAGTCTCCTTAAGTTTTTTGTATTTCTCACATGCAGCCTGTATAGCTGAGTCTGGTTCCCACTTTGTTTCTCCAAACACGCTAAGCTTTACTTCATCACCCCTTACGTTTTCCCCATACACAGAGAACGGTGATGCATGGTCACAGAAAAAGTAAATGTATGCAAGCTCTTTAGTAGACCGGTCTTTTGATTTGGTTTTGTCTCTATTTACTATCTTTGCAAACTCCTCAACAGTTAAAACGTACGGAGATGGTATAGCAACGTTATCCTTTATCGTCAGTAAGTCCATTTTTCTTGTTTACATTTTTTAACCTATTAGCATTTACAGAAAACTTACCAAAATACGGAAGTCTAATTGTATCAAAGCTACCATCACTCATAACTTTTGCCACATACTTAAACTGAGCTTCCACAATATCCGATACAGTCTTCAGTGGTAGGTTATGTTTACTCGCTAGTTCCTGTATCAGTGCTTTCTTCGACTTTGCCATATTTACCTATTTGCGGTGCCCATTTTTTCTTGGGACAGGTAGAAGTTTTCCATTTTGCTTTGTGTTCCAATAAACATCCACAAGCTCCGCACCGTGCCTTATCGGCTAAGTAAAACTCGCAGCTTGCACAGACGTTTAACCTGCGTTTGTATTCTTCTTCTGTAACATTAGGCATGCCCTCAGCTACATACTTAGTAACTTCTTTACTAAAATTCTTAGTCATCTGCCATATACTCGGCAAATCGTTCTCCTGGCTCATATTCTAATTCAATAATTTCTACATCTAGTAAGTTTCCATAACCATCTTGTACAATCCCAACATATACGTCGTCTACAAGGTACTGTGTTATTACAGGCCTAAGACTCCCTTTGAATGTTAACTTTGACTCCAGTAGTTTTGACATTTAACAGCTGATTTAAAACGTAGTTCTTACCTACTTTGCGGATTGCTCCTTTATCCTTAAACTTTTTAACGTAATTGTTTAAGGTATTAAAATCGCTGATATTTAGAGCCCTTGCAGCCTTCTTTTTATTGTCAGATGTGCAAAGATTCTTTTCCCCGGTCTCTATCTGCAGGTCTACTAGAGTAGATAGAACTTTGATTTCCATATCAGTAAGATTGAAAATACCGTTCCAAAGCTGCAAGTACTTATTGGTAGAATTTACTTTAATCGTTATCTTCTGTTCCATTCAAAGTTTCTTTTATCTCTGCCTCTACTTCTTCTGCTAGCGGTAATTGCATGCAATATTTATATAGCAGTTCTTCCATCTCGGATTTGTCTCCCTCTTTCTTGATATA